GTTTGGGGGATGCAAGTAGGTTGCGGAGTTAATAATAAGAGTTATGCAATGGCTTACGGGAAAAATTATAAAAAACCTGCGATTGGTTGTGGTGTAGTTTTAAATAAAGGAACGCTTCCAATAGCGATTCCGATGAAAATGAGTTAATTATGATATACAATTTTATTTGCAAGCTCAAAGGAGTAGATTTAAAGTACAAAGTTGAGGCTGAAAACGTAACCGATGCAATGATTAAGGTTAGAAATCACATTAAAAACTCGGTAGAAATAACGGAAGTACAAAAAATTGAGAAGCCTCAATCGGATTTTATAGATTTTTTTAACGAAACAATACAGAAAAAATGAGATATTTATTTATATTATTAATATTAGTTGGATGCGGAACACGTAAAGTTAACAAAAGCAATACCGAAACCAAAGAAAAAAGCGAGATTACTATTGTAGATTCCGTAAAAGTTGCGACTAAAACGGACTCAAATACTGAAATTCATACAAATGAATTTACAATCGAGCCAATCGATAGTGTTAAACCGATTATTATTATAGATAGTCAAGGAAAAAAGACTTCAATCCTAAATGCAAGGATAAAATATAAGCACGAAATAAGCCGAAATAAGACACTTAAAAATGAATTGGTACAAAGAAGTACTAAAACAAATATTAAGGCAGAAAAACGCACTCAAATCGAGGTTAAACAAATAGAACGCAAAGAAAGTATAATCACTTCCCTATGGTGGTTATGGCTTTTGATTATTTTAATAATTACGTATTACGTTAGTAGAAAATTTCGCCTATTTTTTTAGTACTTACTGGAAAATTTATACCCTTTCGTGTATAAAATAGAGTTTTAGTGGAAAATTATACCCGATTGCATAAATGTTAATTAAATGTTAAAGTTTAATTAAGTAGTATTTTATTAATAAAGTAGTTATATATTTGTACTCAGATAACAACAAATAAATAACACTATGAAAACTTTTTTATCAAAACAAAAACACCAAATCACATTTATAGCAATCGCTGCTATATATTTTTTAACTCAATTTTTACGATAATTATGAAAAATTTATTAGAAAGATTAAAACCAGAGTATTTAGAATTATTAGAAGTAGATGCAATTAAATATCCTTATATGGTTCAAGGAATTAAAAGAGATTTAAGACAAAATATTTCCTTTACTAATTTATCGGTTGGATCAGCTCTTCAACTTTGTACAGTTTGCAAAGTAATTATGGGAGTTACAGAGCTTAACAACTTATTCCAATCAAATGAGTAACGAGAGAAACGCTGGAAGGAAAGCCAAATATAAAATTGGTACAATCACAAAAAAGCTACAGGATTTAATCCCAATTGAAGCAGAAACAGAAATCAAACAATCAATAAATAAAATCACACAAAAATGGAAAGCAAAGCAAAATTAAAAGAGGTTAAAAAATTCGATAAGTGGATGAGAAAAACTGTACAATCAATCCACTACTCAAATAACGAAAAAATGTGTAACGCTTATTTAAAAATTAATTAATTATGGGAGCAAGTTCAAGTTTATTTTTAGAAAATTCAGAGGCGGTGCTTACAATGTACGAGCCAACCTTTACGAAAAAAGATGCAATCCTTACAGGTAAGCGAATGGTTGACAATGTAATCGAAAGCGGAGAAGTTGACAAACACCATTTTATGGCAAATATATGCCGATTAAAAGAGGTTATTAATTCAGCCGATAGCGAAATGAGAAAGCACCTACCAGAGGAAAAATATAGCTGCTACGGGGTTGAGTTCACACCTACAAATGGAGGCAATACAATTGACTATTCAGACGATCCGATTTATTGCCAACTCAAAGCGGATTTGGATGCAAGGGTTGAGCTTTTAAAATTAGCACAAAAACAATCTATTATCGATGCGTACGGAAACGATGTTCCCAAAGTGGGAACTACACCACGCAAAAACTCAATCGCTTTAAAATTTTAAACAATGACAGCGAAACAAAGTGCAAAAACCAGGATAAACCGAGTTTTAAGATTTTACGCAAAGAGAGGCATAAATTCGGAGCGAGTAAATAACCTTTATAGAAAAATAATAAATGATATATTCAATAGATGAGATTGAGAAAATGACTTTTATATCTCGAAATACAATCCGACAAAGAATAAAAGATTTGGGATTAGTTCCTCAATTTAAAGATACAAGCAAAACTCATTATTATAACGATGAGCAAATCGAATTAATAAAAGAAAATCGATATATTGATTATAAAAAATTTACACATACTATTGAAACTTTTTATATTTATGAGAGTAAATTAAATTATAATTAGTATATTTGTAATTCATAATAACCGTTGGAAGGGTTTCCCAACTTAATCGAAATCCATAAATAAATAAAAATTATGAGTACTTCAAACCGCAGACAAGCGTTTGCACAACCACAAACAAATCCAGCTCAAAAATTCATTGACTGGAAATCAAACGACAAATGTTTTAGTTTTTACGACCGTGAAAATGCGACAAACGTTTTAATTCCTTTACCTTTTAAGTTTTTAGTTTTAGACGAATTGCACACCGTGAAAGGTTGGAACGATGCGAGCTCGAGCCAAATCAATTCAAACGAGGTAAAATATATCTCAAAGGATGTAATGACAGTAAAACCTTTTAAAGGGAATGAAATTGCAAAAGGATTGTATAAAGACATTAAAGAGAAAATTAAAGCTGCCGGAGGGCATTACGTTAAGTCTGTTTATTGTATGCTCGAGGATGGCTCAATCGCAAACCTACAATTAAAAGGAGCAGCGTGCCAAGCCTATGGAGATTTCACCGCAAAGACTCGATCACGATTGAGTGACGAATGGGTTGAGGTAGCAAGTGCTACAGATGGTAAAAAAGGAGCGGTAAAATATACTACTCCAGAGTTTAAGTTTGCTAAAAGTATTTCAGATAGTGAAAGCGATTTGGCAGATGAGGCTTTTAATACATTGGAGGGCTATTTAAAAGCTTATTTAGTTAAAAGCGATATTATAGTAGTTGACGAAATTATCGTTGACGAGGAAGAGGATTTGGAGTTTTAGATTTTGTTATTGATTTTGGTAGGAAAAAGGGGCTTTATAGCCTCTTTTTTTTGCAATAGTACACATTTTAACCCTTTTCCTATACCCCCCAGCTTAGAGCGTTTTTAATTTTATAGGGGGGGGTTGTTTTCCCAAAAAAATGTGTACTATGTGTACTATTTAAAAAAATATTAAAAAAAATTAGTTTATTAAAAATAAAGTATTATCTTTGTTGAACATTGGAGTGGTAGCCATTATTAACTTATTACAGAACCTCATTACCACGCAACTACCACTGCTGGTAATGGGGTTTATTTTTTAAAATTATGACAGTATCAGTATTTAAAGACTTATATAAGTCTACAGACGTACCCTATCACCTTCCAATTGATAAAATTATCGAAAGGATAAAAGAAGGAACAACAAAAGAATTGGTGGAACAAATTAGAACAGGATCAAAAGAGCAAAAGACCAAGCTTCCTTGTATTCTATTTGCAGGTATTTTTAACGAGAGAAATTCAAACTCTTTACAAAAGCATTCCGGATTGATGGTTGTTGATTTTGATAAGTATCCAAATGATAAAACGATGTTTGAACATTTGGAACTATTAAAAGAAAATAAACATTTTTGTTTACTTTTTATTTCCCCATCTGGGAATGGAATTAAAGGAGTTTTAAAAGTATCTGACGAACTAACTAAGGAAACGCACCCAAAAGTATTTAAGGAGTTTCAAAAGGTTTATAATTATGATTATTTTGATATTGCAAACTCCAACGTTGACAGAGTTTGTTTTGAAAGCTACGATCCAAATATTTATGTTAATTTAGAAGCTGATATTTTCAACCCTATTTTAAAAGAGGAGGGGTTTAATGTTTCGGAACGTGTGCCTCTTTTACCAATTACGGACCAGGATAATATTATTTCTAAAATAATGGCTTGGAATTGGAATAAGGATTTTGTTGAAGGAGAGCGAAATGCTTTTATATTTGATGTGGCTGGAGCATTTTGTGAGTATGGAATTGGGCAACACAATGCAGAGGGTTATATTTTAAATAATATTGTAATTGGGGAGTTTTCAGAAACCGAAGCTAAAACCACAATTAAATCCGCTTACAAAAAACGAAACTTTGATAGTAAGTACTTCGAAAATTATAATAAAATTGACTCTATAAAAGTTGATTTGAAAAAAGGTAAAAAGGAAGTAATCGAGAAATACGGTATCACGGAGGATACATTCAACGAAATAAAGGAAGCATCCGAACACGAAGACTTTTGGCATTATACCGATAAAAACAAAATAGGCTTTGACCATTTAAAATACAAATCCTTCCTGGAGCGTAATGGTTTTAAAAAGTATTTTCAATCAAATGCTCAAAAAGCTACGTGGATTTATATTACTTCCAATAAAGTTGTTGAAACATCAACCGAGAAAATCAAAGACTTTGTTTTAAATTATTTAATCGAACGCAAGGAGTTAGATATTTGGAATTATTGTGCAGCCTATCAAAACATATTTTCTGAGAACTATTTATCTATGATTGATAGCGTTGAGCTTTTAATGTTAAAGGATACCAAAACAAAATCATTTATTGCTTTTGAAAATGGTATTTTAGAGATTACAAAAGACACTATTAAAATGGTGGATTATATCGATGTTGATGGTTACGTTTGGCAAAGTCAAATAATAAACCGAAACTATAATACTACAGACGATTTTAAAAACGAATACGCAACCTTTATTAAAAATATAAGTAGTAACGAGCCTATCGCAATTGAATGCGTTATAGGGTATCTTTTGAGTACCTACAAAAATAAAATGAATAATAAGGCTATTATTTTAAACGATGAGGTAATAAGCGAAAATCCCGAAGGAGGAACAGGAAAGGGATTGTTTGTTCAAGGTTTAAAGCAAATCCGTAAAGTTAGTATTTTAGATGGTAAAAGCTTTGACGATAAAAAAAGTTTTCCGTATCAAACAGTATCTCCAGAAACTCAAATATTAGTCTTTGACGATGTTAAGAAAAATTTTGACTTTGAAAGCAAATTTAGTTTGGTAACGGAAGGGATGACATTGGAGCGTAAAAATAAAGATGCTATTAAATTGAAAGTCGAGGAAAGTCCTAAAATGATATTAAGCACCAATTACGCAATCAAAGGAGAAGGGAACTCACACGATAGGAGAAGGCACGAAATCGAGTTCGCTCAGTTTTATGGTAAATCCTTAACACCTTACGACGAATTTGACAGGCAATTGTTTGACGATTGGGATGAGTTGGATTATCAAAGATTTGATAATTATATGGTTAATTGTTTACAGTCTTATTTAAAACTTGGCTTAGTTCCGCAAAATGCTAAAAATATTAGAATGCGTAAATTTATTGCTGAGACTTCGATGGAGTTTTTAGAATGGGTAAAAGATAAAGAGAATGTAATGCATAATGACAGACTCGAAAAATCTTTGTATTTTAATAATTTTACAACTGAATACCAGGATTACAAAAAATGGTTAACAAATAAAAAGTTTAATATTTGGATTCAAAAGTATTGCAACTTCATAGGGGCTGAATATTTGGAAGGAAACACCAACGGGATGCGATGGTTCACAATTAAAACAGGGCAACTTTTAGAGGTTGACGATATAGCTTTTTAGATTATGAAAAAAATTAACAGTATATCAGGAGGCAAAACCTCAAGTTATTTAGCAAAGCATTATCCAGCTGATTTTAATATTTTTGCTTTGGTAAGAATTGAAGACATACGCTGCACTCCAAAGGATAAAAAATTAGTTCAATTGGTATCCGATAAAATAGGAATGGAATTTATTGCAACCGCTGAAAACGATAAAACTTTAAAAGTTGTTTTAGATTTGGAGCAATTAATCGGATCAGAAATAACCTGGTTAACAGGAGATACTTTTGAGCAAATAACATCAAAAGGTTTTTTACCAAATCAAAGGACTCGTTTTTGTACGACTGAAATGAAAATTAAACCGATTGCAAACTTTTGCAGGAATGAAATTAAAGAGATTGTTTCAACTCGTTTAGGTATTCGATACGATGAGGAAAACCGAGTTAATTATGATAACACCGATTTTAAATTCCACAATGGATATTCAAAAAACGGTCGTAATAAATGGATAATAGAAAAATATAGAGAGTTAGAATATCCTTTAGTTGATGACAAAATCGACCATTATCAAATTTACCTTTGGAGCTTGTCTACAAACTTAAATTTTCCAAACGATAGCAATTGTGTAGGTTGTTTCCATAAACCAAAACAGCAGCTACGTAAAAATTGGGAAGATGAGCCTTTAAAGATGCAATGGTTTGCAGAACAGGAGGCAAATCGTAGGAGATGGAAACAAGGGACTTCATATTTTAATATTAAAAAAATAGGTTTACAAACTGATTTTATTTTCGGTGGTGGATCGAGTTGCAATAGCGGAGGCTGTACTGATTAATTATGAAACTTAGACCATACCAAGAGAAACTTTCGGCTCAAGGAGTTGAAATTCTTAAACATAAAAAAATAGTTTATTTAGCAATGGAGGTGCGAACTGGTAAAACTTTGACAGCTTTAAATATTGCGAAATTATACGAAGCGAAAAACGTTTTATTTTTGACAAAGAAAAAAGCTATTTCGAGCATCCAATGGGATTTTGATAATTTTGGATTTGATTTTGATTTAACAATCATAAACGATGAGTCTTTGCACTTAGTGAATGGAGATTTTGATTTGATTAT